TAACATTGTCAATAATGTTGTCGCTTATTGCTGGTTTGGCTCCGACTTTCTTTACGATGTTATCAACGACTTCATCACTTCTCATAAAGTTTTCGGGCATAGTATCTAATATTTCTTCTGAGAAGTCTCTCAAAACTTTTTCTCTTGCTCCCATCACAATAGCATTAGTAAGGTTTTCTGGTTGGTTGTCTCCTTTAAGCATAAACCGGTTATCTACTAGGATATCCTTTCCGGCTGCCTCACCCCAGTCACTTAGGTCATTAAGAGTTCGGCCCTGTAAAGCATAAACAAAACCATTTAGTTCTTCGAAGAACTCAGGTGTAAATGTATCAAACTTTCCCATCTTCTGCATAATGTGCCAAAGTAGCCCACCCTCTTTGCTCATAGCCTTATCCAACTCCTCGCCTACCTTTGCTTGGTTGGTGAAGATAGTATTACCCTGTTTCCCACTAGCACCTGAGAAGGCAGTTCCAACATCATCAACTACACCATAGCCGGCATAAATAAGTCTCTTAGTTAGTTCTTGTGGTGTCCAACCAAAGTCTTTCTGTAAGTATTCACCTACCGCTATTAGGTATGGTTTGCCTTTGCCGGCATGCTTCTCAACACCAAGCATCACCTCATCGTTGAGTTGAGACAGACGAGAGCTTAGTTTTCTTAGCTGTATTTTGTAGAAGGGAGTATGAGTTTGGCCCGAGTAATAGTCCTTAGTTCTGGCCAAAGCTTTACCTACTCTACTCCTACGAAGTTCTTCTGGTGTTAGTAGGTCCTCAATACGGCCTAAGTTTTCCCTGGATATTCTCGCCGCTTTTGAGACCCCCCCTTTATCGACACGGTGTAGCGGTATAGTTCCGCCCTTGGCCACTGCGCCAGTCGCCATAGTTTCTAGTTCGGCAATATCAATAGCAGCATTTGGGAATAAGCGTCTTGCTTCTGCCTCAATAAGCAAGTCAGTAGCCATCCTTATTACTCGGCCCGGGTCAGCCTTGCCGTGGAGTTCTTCTAGTCGGCCAATAGCAACACCCATTTCGGGGATGTCTTGTGCTCTAAGTTGTTTTATTATGCTGGGTATCGCATCACTACCAGCGAATACACTTCTGGCTGCCTCGGTTCCTGGAAGGTCCGCGAGTGTTTTGCCTATCGTGCTATTCCTAACATTTTTTATTACCTCCTTGACTGCTTTTTTAGGTAAAGCAATACGAGAGGTTAGCATTACTAGGTTGGCTGGGAGGATACCCTTTCCTTCTTCTACAAGCCTTTTTACAGTATGCGCTGCTAAGTCAGCAGATGCTTCATCTGTTATTAGTTCTAATGCTTCTATCTCGGACCGGGTGAGTGCCTCACCGGGAGCTAATACATTATCGCCAAAGGCGTCGGATATTACCAGTGCGTCTCCATGAGGGTCTATTACAGCCTCGGCCGCTCTTTCTAAGAAGTCTCTTACTTCTGGTTTTCCTCCCTCACCCAGATAGCCCAGCACTCTTTTTGCTGCTGTCTTTACCATGGTTCGCCGTGCTTCATTAGCACTCGCCGGCAATGTGGCTATGGCGTCGTCGTAGCCCGGCTCCAAAACCTCCATTGGTTCTATTTTATAGCCTCCCCTTTCTAAGGTTTCTCTTTGCGCGGTGGTAAGGTCTTCACCCTTAATAAACTTTTCGACTGTTTCACGGGAAGTCTTTGTTCTTCCCATGTCGCTTGCTAGTTGTAGGCGGATATCTCTAATGTCTAGGCCGGCCCTTTTGGCCATTTCACTTGCCCTGGATACTTCACCGAAGAGACCTAGATACCGGGCCTTCTGGGCTACTTTCCCACCGGCAGTAGCAATACCCATATCTAGTGGAAGGAACATAGAGCCGGCCAAACCAATATACCAAGCAGTATCTGCTGCTTCCTGCGCCACATCCGCAGTTGCTCCGCTTTCGAGGAAAGCAGTTTCTACCGCGTCAGAAGTAAGCACCTCAACCCCTCTTCCTTTCGAAAGGTTTTCCGCCCACCGAGTAAAATACTCTTTGTCTCCAACAACTTCATCACTCCACCGAGAGAGTATCTCTTGTCCTCCCGCAGTCGCAGCGCTCTCTGCTAATAGTAGGTCTCTTAGAAAGGTGCCAAAAAGACTTTCTCTTACCTCTAGTGCTTCTTCCTCACGGAACATCCTATCTGTTAGGGACAGGTCTGCTAATGTAGCAACACCCCATAACACTCGGTCTTGGCTATCTCTAACAAGCCACTCACCTCTTTCGCCACCAGCCTCTTTCATTATGCGCCTGAACTCTTCGTGGCCTTCTTTGGTTGCGGCTTTGCTGAGTAGGTCGCTCTGGCTTATTCCTGGTGGAGGTTTGATGTCGCCGCTTTCTACTTTGTTTAAGTAGTCATTATAATATTCGGTAATGTCTTCATCAAACTTTCTTACACTAGCAGCATAGACCTCTTCATCCTCTATGACCTGGGGTTGTAATGCTTTGAGAACCCGAGTAATACCAGACTTCCCCTGAGCTAAGGATGCCTGTATGGTCTCTTCTGGTGTTGCGGTAGGTGTCGTCTCGGGTGTTCCAGCAACACTCGCCACAAGCTTTGTGAGAGGGTCTAATGTAAAGTCCGTAGCACGCTCACCACTGGGAGTTCGTGGAGCACGCGTTGCTTCTCTTACTTCTTCTGCCTTTTCTTCTACAAGCTGCGCACCTCTTGGAGAAAAGATATCAATGTTTTGTGTGCGAATATACTCGTTTATCGTATCCTCTTCTATCTGACGCCTGGTAGGAATAAAGGCTTTGTCAGGGAAGTCAGAAGCCGGAACAACAGGAGTAGCGTGTCGCCCAGCGGCAGCTTCTTGTCTGGCTAGTTCGTTGGTTACTAAACTTTGGAGTGCTTCGTCAGTTGTTCCCATTTTATGATACTCTGTCGTGCGCGTTCCTAGCTACTGCCGCGGCATAAGTCAGCGCTCCCTCATCATACTTAGCAGTAGGCACTATGTCTGATAGTTGTGAAGGTGTTGGTTTGCCTTGCGCTATTCTACCCAACTCTTCCAGCGCTTCCAGTTCAGTATTTACATTATCAATAGAAGTTTGAGGTATGCCCAACTCGGTCGCCATCCCAGCAACACTATCTTTATTTGCTAAGTCATACTCTGACTGGGAAAGACTATTGTTAAATGTGCTTTCTCGTATTACTTCATTAGCAACTGTCGCCCCGGTTTCTCCCAAAGCGGTAAGTTGTTCTCTCGTCGACTGGATAGACGCACCCTTCGGAGCGCCCGCCGGCACTGGTGGAGGAGATGCCGTAGGAGGGGCTGGCTTGGGGCTAGGAGCCGTCGCCAGACGAGGCGCAGGTGTTGGGGCCTGTGGGACCATAGCGTCCCTCTGCTCGTCTGTGAGCGTCGTGTATTGCGAGAGGCCAGAAGTAAGCCTCGTAGCAAACTCTCGCTTCCTTTGGGGGCTAGCCTTTTTGATATCCTCAAAGGCCTTGGCGACTTGTGGCGCCAGTGTCGGCCTGCGAAGAGCAATAGTCGGCATCATTGCGCGCTGTAAGTCTGTAAGTGTAGCGTCAGCTAATGTTCTTCCACTATCTTTAAAAACCCTTTCCCCTTTCTCGTTAGTCGCCCAAGTCGTTTCAGCCGGTAGTGCGTCCTCCCACTCCTTTTGCTGTCGCCGTGAAAGGTTTAGGTCGACATCATCCTCACCATCAGGTAAAGTGTCATCCTCATAAAGCGCTCTTCGTATAGCGTTAGCAGCATGTCTGGGCTGACCCTCTTCTTCTGCTATGTCTCCCACCGCATCAGCCAACTCTTTATTTCCCTTGACCGCTTCTCTGGCTTCTTTTGCTCTTGCTCTTGCGTCCAGTTTTCCTGTGCGCCCAAATAGGCTGCTATAAATACGGCGAGCATTAGCATAGATATCTCGGTAGTCTGTATCAGACAGGCCGGCCTTCATTTTAGCAGCATCATCTCTGCGTGTTCGTAATGCCTCTTCAGCCTCGGCTAAGTTAGCCATGCGAGCAGTGTATTCACCGCCCGAAAGCAACTGAATAAAGGAAGGAGGTTTTGTAAGGGTTAGGTTGTAAAGTTCGAGTGCTTCTTCATCTCCCTGAGCTAATGCTGCTTCGTATTCCGCCAAGGTTCCATACGCAAACTCAGAGCCAGGAAGCTTGCTACTATGATACGCTGCCCTACGGATGATGTCTGCCCCAGCATCTTGTTCGTCTGCTGCGCTCGCTGCTTTGGCTAATACACGCAACTGGTCCTTGTCGACCCCTAGCGCCATGGCCCGAGCGTTTAGGTCGTCTGTCGGGTCCTTTCCGGCACCTACACTTTTCGCAATGTTTTCTAGTTCTGTTTTGGCTTTTCTTTCAGCAGTAGCTACATCATCACCGGGAGTAAAGGCGGCTTTGTGAAACGCGCCTACGAGGACTTCATCATACACCTTGTTTTTATCTATTTGTGATGTCGCTGCGGTGCCTGTGCCATCCCATCCCAATGCTTTCTCTAAACCAGTTCCAGGTGCGACACGGCTACGCACGAAGTCACGGACAGCAGTTTCCATTTTATCATTGTATTGAGCAAACCCAACTGGGTCGGCTTCTAGTCCTTGTCTTCCTTGTATTAGTATCTTAGTATATTCGGCGGCTTCTTTTACTAGCTCCCCCTTCGCAGCCGGGATGTCTTTCACAGCCGGTATAGTGACCGCTGTGTTAAACTTCTTCTCTGCTTCTTTTGAGTTTGCCTGACTGGTAAAGGCAGAGGTGCCTTTCTCTTTCTGCGACATCATCTCTTTACTGAGTGCTGTGCGAAGGTCTCCACGAGCGATAGAGGCTTGTGTCTGAGCCTGCATGTATGCTGTCGCGCCTCTCATCTCTACTTCTTTCAGTGCTTGCATCAACGACGCATCTTCTTTCTGTCCGGCTCGTCGCAACCTTTCCAGTTCCAGTCGTCCTTCTCTGATAGAAGTTTCTTGTCTCGCAATATCATCTATCATAGCCGTCATAGTGCCGGGAGAAACTTGTTCCTGTTCTATGAGAAAACTAAGGATGTTGTTAAACTCTGTCCGGTATGTCGAGTATATTAGGTCTGCGTTCTGTCTAAATAGTTCTGCGCCAGTGGCCATTATTTTACCTCTTTATCTACGGGGTTGTGAGACCGGCAGCGCCGGCCCCTGGTGGTGTTGTTCCGCCCATAAGTCCGGGCTGGGGATAAACCCATTTCTCACCATCCCATACAGCTTGTTGTGAAGGTTTCCCTTCCATTTGTTTTAGGAGCATTGACTGTGTTGCGGCATTAGCAGCAATACCTCCCATTTCTCCTGCGTATTGGAGCGCCTCGGCTTTCTTCATAGCCTGGATGTTTATTAGGCTCTCTTCCAGCGCTGCAAGTTCCGCTGCTTGTCTTTCTCTCTCTTGGACTTCGAAGACGCGTATCTGTTCGCCTACCTTGCCCCTTTGTTCCATCACCATCTCTTGCCGTGCTATCTGTTGTGCGGTCATCTGGCCACCAGTCAAACCCGTAAGGGCAGCCAACTCTCCCTCTCTTGCTAAGTATTCACGCTCCGCTGCCTGTGTAGCACCAAGACCCAGTGTAGCCAGTTCTTCTTTCTGGGCATCTGTGAGACCAACATCACCAATAGCTGCTTTATATCTCTTTAACTCAATATCTTCCTTGAGCCTTTTCTCAGCCTTGGTAGGCATTTGTTGGATGCCCTGCTGAATACTTATTACTGCTGCGGAAATGCCGGCTACAATAAGTGTTGCGGTTGCTGGTTCCATTTAAAGTTTTCTCCTGTGAATAAAATAAAATGTCATTAGTCGACCGAAGTGTGCCACCACTCTATCGACATCTCTGCTTTTCCTAGTAAAGCGACGATGCTTTCATAAACACCACCACCATTGGGTCGCAAGTTTCCAGCCACCACAAAAGAGTAGATGCCTGGTGTAGTAATGCTTATCAGGTTATTTAGATAGACTTGCCGAAGTTGATGTTCTGACTGACAAGGTAAGGCATTACCTGATGTGTAGCCTATTGTATTGAGGGTGCGTGCTGCGGTCTCCGGGTCTTCTCTCAAAAGCCGAAAGTATTGTGAAGTAAGAGTTTGGTTAAAAGCATTATTGATGCTGCCGCTTGTTCCACTCAAGTGGTTAAGGATACACTTGGCTCTTACAACAACCATACACGGCTCATCAAACCGAACGGTCAAACCCAGGTGTGGGATATCTGGGACGCGTGTTGAGGTGACTGTTGTTCTTCCATCTGCTGAAATAATAGTGCTAATGCCTGAGTTCCCTGGGCTCGTTGAGGGGGCTGGGTATTTAGTATTCGCTGAAAAACTAGAACTCAGTTTATTACAAGCTTGGATGTAAATGTTTCCCGCTTTAAGCTTTTTGTATTTCAGGCCTCCGCTTTCTCCTCGCCACTCATAGACATTGTTTCCTTGTGTTGTGTATTCTGGTTTGGCTATGTTTCTCGTCTCAATAATGTTGTTGCTAAAAGCAGTAGTGTTTAGAAGGGTGGTGTCTAGTTCTTGTCGGTAAGGTTTGATACGCAAAGTATCGATAAACTCTTTTGAGATAACATCTCCGCTGCTTGCTGTCGGTGGGCTATAAGCCATTTCTTATCCTCCTTTCCTAACGATGTAGGCTGATAGTGTAGAACCAGTCCAAACCTGCACAGCAGGGTCGGCCCAAGCACCAGCGGAAGAACCATAGTTGCCGGGGTTAACAGCGACCTTTACGCTGAAGGTGCTTTCTGTGCCGTCAAGGGGTTCTATGTAAGACATGTGAAAAGGTCGTGCGTGTCCTGGACCGGCGTTTGTGGAGCCAGCGTAGGTTTGGGCGGCATTGGTGGGATAAATGTTTCCAGTCGACATAGCACCCGAACCCACTGCGAATAAGGAACCATAAGACCATTTCATAGCACCTACCGTAGCAGTAGGTAAAGCCTCTCGCCCAGCACTATCCATGTCCCGTGCGAACCACATTTCAGTAAAGTCATCATAATAGTTTGATGGAACTATCACGGCTGACCCGGCAGTAAAGTTTTTATCTAAGTAATGACAAACACTTATCATACCAACAAACTCAACTACTATGTAGTCTCCACTAGTGCAGTTGTCTATTTTTAGGTCAAGTTCTAAGTCTGTGCCTGAGCCTGTTTCTGTTTCTATGTATGCGGTATCGGTGTCCTGGTGTATCCAGTTTCCAGTAAGTTTGTGTGTTACCTGTGGATAAGCCAACCAGGGGTTCCCCTCTCCATAGGTAGAGGGAGTGCCGGCAGAGTAGCTGTCGGTCCAAGTATTACACACTCTTCGTGTGATGCCCTCTGTGGCTATCTGTTCGCTATTTATGCTGGCTATGGTTCCAGCCAGGCCATTAGTGGCTTCGAAAGTGTTGTTGATATCAGCAGCAGAGACTACTCTTCCTTCCTCCAAGGGGGTAAAACTTTTGATAGACATTAGCGTTTCCTCACAGTAGCCCAATAATAGGCGTTCTCAACGATGTAGCGGTATGACCCACTAGTGGGATACAATACTTTCCCACCAGAAGTAGGCCCAGCCCAACAAGATATTTCCAAGTCGCCTCCTGGGTGGTAAAAGAAAAAGGGAACATTCACAGTCCCTATTGGTCCTTCGGCAATATTATCTGTTTCACCAACTACTAGTCCATTAGCATAGATGGTGTGCTTGTGATACATAGCAGTCTCAAATACATTTTTAGTGTAAGGGATGTTGGTGGTATCACCCTCAATAGTGGCGATGCTGTATCTAACCTGCAACTGCCCTGAAACTACCCCCTGTCCTACTCCGCTGTGTTTAGTAGTGGAGTAGCGATAAAGAACAGCGGTCCTGTTATCATCATCAAAGGTGAAGTCAAAGTCTGTTGCTACATCAATGGTTGGACCTTTGATGTATTCAGACCACGCTTTGCTAGCAAACTTTCTATTATCTACTCCTGTGCCCGGTGTTGTGATATCACTTGGCTGGTTGGCGTCTCCAAGTTCTATGTTCTTTTCATCAATAGCACCATTACCCAGGTCAAAACAAGAGCGAACCTCTTTGTTGATGTCTTCTGCCTTGATATCATTACTATCTTGTATTCTATTGGTATTAGGGTATATTCTCATCTTTAAAGTCCCATGATGTTTTGGATGGTGTCTCGGGTAGAAGGGTTGCCGGCAGCAAAGTTCAGTTGTTTATAAACTCCATTGACCTCAAACTCAATAGTGAAACCAACGATGTCTATGGGGTTGTTCCCAGACAAACGAAACTTAAACCACCGACACCCACCTGTGCCCTGTTGTGCTCTCTTAGATAAACGAGGAGGAGCGGTCTTTCTGGTGGGAGTATCAACAGCCACCTCATACCCTGTAAAGGGGTTATTGATGCGGGTCAAACATATCTCCTTGGCTGAAAGTCTATTCTTATCAACAGTTGTTACATCACCACTATTATAGTCTCCCCCAATAGTGGCTGTGTTATAGACCCCTCCTGTTGGCTTTTCAGAGTTGTATGTTTTAAAGGTGGTGTCTAGGAGGGCCATAGCATTATTGGCGACCAGAGGCTTGTAGTCAATACCACAGCGTAGTGTGTTCTCACCGGATACCTGCTTGTAGGTATAGAGGGTAATAGACTTTACTGTCTTAATAGCCTGTGGGTCTCCCAGGTTCATCCAGGTTGTTTCATAAACAAAGTCATTACAACCGGTCGTGGCGGCTCTAACATCCTGTCCTCCGTCGTCTGCGGACACATAACCATTACCTTCTGCTCCACACCAAACCATTACCCCCATGTTCTGTATTGGATAAGCGGTTCCATCGATGACTGGTAGGTCGCTGGTTAGTGAGTTGGACCCAAAGGCAACCCACCCTTCTGGGAGATAAGTGAAACATCCTGCTGGAATATTCTTTCTCATAGACCATTGTTTAGTTGTGGTGTGGAATACGAAACCTAGTGTAGCGTATGGGCTACCATCCACAGGACAAGAGACCCAATACTCGCGGTCTCTATTGGAATAAACCCCATGACAGCGAGCCAGATGGTTTGTGCTAATGCGGTTGGTTAGTTCCAGTATCTTACCTGATAGAGGTTCCAAGACCTGCGAAGAAGAGACACCATCAGGCGCACGAGATAGTTTATAAAACATCTTGTCGTGTCCTAAGAACACAGTTCCAACACCCGGGACATCTACAATACTATCTGGTGAATAGGTGCCTACCGTAGAACTAAGAGGCATTATTCTAAATGGATACTCCAAACTCTCATTAGGCACTAACATCTCTATTGCTCTCTCACGGAACACATAGCAAACATTATTGCTAGCGTGAAGCGCCGTAATGGCCCCTCCTGCGGCGCCTCCTACATCTAATGTGTTTAGCACCGGAAACTGTTCTGGGAAGCTTCCCCTGGAATAATAGAGCACATTAGGGTTCTCAGAGGAACCTGAGACAATAAGGTGGTTTCTAAAGGCAGCACCTAATGTAATGTTAGTGGGGAAAGGCTGACTGTCTAAGCGAGAGGGTTGAGCCGAACCCAAACTAGCATCTGGGATAATGTCTAGGAAACTGGTTGTTGTATTATCTGAGATGTCTGTTAGGAAATATGTCTTGCTGCCCGAACCAGTCAGTCCTTCTCTCTGGTTCTTAGTGCGATAGAGCCTACGCTTCATGGTGCCTGGTGGGCCTTTGGGGAGGTTTTTGAGATGGACCCCGAAGCGATACACTAGGTTGTTGGCGTCTTGCTTCTCACCCCCTTTTATGGACCATGTGCATTGCTGTGATAACACAGACAAGGGGCTCTCTGCTCCTGTATCAGAGATGAAAGATATCCTGTATTGGTATGAGTTGTAGGTCGCTATGGAATAGTCCGAAGTTCCTGTGCCGTCATAAACTCCTACGGATAAGTCTGGGGATACAGCCATACCGATACCAGTTCCACTATCAAAAACTACATTACCACCGCCGGCAGTCGTTTGTGTTCTGTCTAGGTCGCCCAAGGCAGCAT